CTTCTGAGCTCCAAAACTGTCGACCGGGGGGGGTGGGGGTGGGGGGGTGATCGACGATCGACCAGATCGACCAAAAATCGCGTCCTAAGACTTTTTTTGTTTATTGGTTTCCTTACTAGGAGAACGGGGTCGATCAGGTCGATCAGGTCGATCAGTAAGAGGGGTTTCGGATGGTTGCGAAGGTGATCGACCTGCCCACCTGATCGACCTCAGGTCGATCACTCTGCCCCCGCATAGAACCGGCGAGCGCGCATGCCCGCCTCGGACACAAACCGCCACCTGAACCCGAGCCGCTTGAGGCACGTCCCCACTCGAGTCTGAGCAGAACGGTCCCACTTGGCAGTCTCGATGCCGAGCGCACCGGAGAGAACTTCCCCTAAGGTGAACCCGTCACGAGGCGTCAGGTTGAACTCGCCGCCCTTCACCCAGATGGCGATCTTCGCCTGCCACTCGTCGTCGTCGTACCGCTGCTCTTGCTGCTCCTCGAGCTCGGCGGCGAACTGGGTCGTCGGCCACCAGCTCTCGCCGGCTTCGTACGCGAGCCGCGTTTCGGCCCAGAGCTGGTCACGGTCGCGCTGCAGAGCTTCACGGTCGAGCCGCCGCACGGCGACGGGCCAGAAGCGGCGGGCGCCGGTGGCGTCCTGCAGGTAGGTGCTCTCGTTGGTGGTGCCGACGAAGACGCAGCCACGGAAGCGGCGGCTCGTCGACCGGGCATAGGCGGCGCGGTACTCGTCGAAGCGCTGGGTGAGCCAGTCTTTCACGCGCGTAGCGGCGGCGCCGCGGAAGGCGTCGAGCTCGCCGATCTCGATGATCCAGTTTCCTTGAAGCACCGCGGCCGCGCGCTCACGGTCGCGGATATCGGGGAGCGAGCCGAGGTACCACTCGCCACCGAGGATGCCCATTGCCGTCGACTTGCCGGCGCCCTGAGCGCCTTCGAGGATGAGCATGTGGTCGGCTTGGCAACCGGGCTGAAACGCGCGTGCGATGGCGCTAATGAGCCACCAGCGGCCAACGGCAAACGTGTAGTCGGTCGCGTCGGCCCCCAGGTACGTGACGAGCCATTTCGAGAGGCGCGGCGTTCCGTCCCACACGAGGCTCGAGAGGTATTCGCACACGGGGTGCACGGTGTTCGCGCGCGCGGCATCGATGACGGCGTCCCACACCGCCGACTTCGTGAACGAGACGCCCAGAACGCGCGCGAACCAATGGTGCACGAGGATCGCGTGGTGATCTTGCAGCCGCTCACCAGCCTCGGGCCGGACGAAGCCGATATCGGGCGGCCGCCGTGCCCAGTGCACCTGGTCGGAGAACGAGTTGTACTCGAAACACCCGCGCCAGTCGTCGTGGTTACGCAGCGTGACGGCGGCATTGCCGGGGTCCTTCGTGAGGGCGCCTCGCAGGTTGTAACGAAGCGCGCGACGCCATTCGGGATCGGGCGGCTCGGTCTTCGGCGCCGGCGGCGGGGGCGTCTCGTCGTCGCCGGCGGCGGCCGCGCGCTCGGGCTCGGTGTCGTGCTCGGCGTTCGCGCGCTCGGGCGTCCACTCACGTTGGGCGGCTTGACGTCGCGGTGGGCGATCGGGGGCGACGGGGTTTCGGACGGCGGCGCGGAGCGCCTGCTTCACCTTGTGACGCAGCTCTTTCTCCGACCACGGCGGCCGACAACGGGGGTTGTATTCGGTCGCGAGCAGCCGATAGGCCATATCGGCCTCGAGGCCGAAGTCTGCGACGAGCTTGCGCGCGGCACTCCAGAGTGCGTTGTGCCCTTGCTGCCCGCTGATCGCCTCGGGCATCTTCGAGAGGTAGGCTCGAGCGCGCGTCTCGCGCACCGAGGCGTTGATCGGCGTCGCGCCGTTGAGCGGCTGGCCGGAAAGCGTGGGGTCGGGTTTCTTAAGCCATTCGTCGGGGTCGAAGATCCCGCCCGTGAGCCGTCGTGCCTCGAAGCACGCGCCGTCGATGTTGGCGACGCCGGGCGTGTACCAAAAGCGCGAGGGGTCCTTCGGTGCGGGGTCGAGCTTGCCACCGACGTGCGCGTTGACGCGGTACCAGAGGGCCGAGTGCTCGAAGGGGGAGATGGGGCGCGCGTAGGGAAGGATCACGCGAAAGCGCTGCCACGTGGCGGTGTGGTTGCGCGACGTGTGAATCAGCCCATAGAAGTCGGCCCAAAGCTCGGCGGCATGGTCGACGAGGACGGGCTGCTCAACCATCTCGCCCGTCTTCGGATCTTTGTTGTCGTAGTCGAGGACCATCGCGTGCACGCGCTTGACGTTCGCGAGCGCGCGCGTGGCGGGATCGAACTCTCCGGCCGACCAGCCGGCATGGTTGCGGTCGCCGAGAAACGTCGTCGGCGTCATGAACTCTTCGAAGAGATCTTCCCACCCGATCGGGTCGGGCCGGCACGTCGTATCGAAGAGGGAGGCGAAGCGTGTGATCATGGGACGAGCCGCCGCTCGAAGAGGTTCACGGCGTCTTCGACGGAGCGGCACACGGCGGCGAGCCCTCCGCGCTTCTCGACGAGGTCGAGGAACATGCGTTGCTCGGGGGTGAGGCGGCCGTCGGGCGTCTTGAGCTCGACGGCGACGAACTGAGCGATGGGCCCGGTGGGGAGCTCGAGCGTGCGCCAGCCGATGAGGTCCGACGAGCCCTTGCAAAGGCCATAGACGACGCGTTGCCGGCGCCCATGCCGATCGACGAAGTCAGCCTCGCCGACGTTGTTGCGAAAGAGGCGCACGTTCGGGTGACGCCCGAGGGCGAGGCGGATCGCGTGCTGCAGCTCGCGCTCGGTCACTGCCATGAGACGGCGTCCCTTTCCGGCCAGTGGCCAAAGAGCTCCTTGAACCGCACCTTGGCAAAGCCGGGCTTGAACTTGCGCTCGGCGCCGAGCGCGCGGAGTCGCTCGTACTCGGCGAGCTTCTCTTCGGGCGTCGCGTCCGTGATGCGCGGCGCCTCGCCGAAGAGCTTGCGATACTCTTTCACGACGAAATAGAGGTTCCACCCGCGCGAGCGCGCGAGCTCGCGGAGCCGGCGGTACTCGCGCTCCTTGGCAGTGCTCGGGGTGTCGGCGCCGGCGAACACCGCGCGCAGCTCGAGATCCCACACCTTCGGCATCGCCCGCCCGCTCGAGCCGTCGCCGCCGAACTTCCAGCCGCACTCGGGGCACACCTCGTAGGCGGCGAGGATCGTCGCGGCGCACTTGGGGCACGTCTTGAGCGGGGCGAGCGACGTGCGAATGATCCCCTTGCCCTCGAGCGAGTACTCACGGTCCTCGGTCGGCATGCCGTGCAGCAAGGTCGCGCCGGTGAGGTCGATCACGATCGCGTCCGGCTTCTCGGGGTGCGGACGAAGCACGCGGCCGACGCGTTGGAGATATCCACCGACGTGGCTGCACGCGCTCGCGAGGATCACGGTGCGCGCCGCGGGGACGTCGACGCCCTCGGTGAGCGCGAAGACGTTGGTGAGGACGCGGACGGCGCCGGCGGCGAAGTCGGCGAGGATCTGATCGCGCTCGGCCTTCGGCGTCTTCGCTTCGATGGTCGCCGCGGGGATGCCCTCGGTGCGGCACCGCTCGGCGAGCTGATAAGCCACATCGACGGCGCCGCAGAAGACGAACGCGCGCGAGCCCTCGCCGAAGCGCTTGTAGGCTTCGAGGGGATCTTGCGCGAGGTCGCTTCCCAGGATCTTCGGCGGCTGGTAGACGCGGCACGGAACGAGGAACCCCTCGCGAAGGAGCTCGGAGTACTTCGCGGCGACGACGATCGCGTCGAAGATGTCGCCGAGCGGCCGCCCGTCTTGCCGCTCCGGCGTGGCAGTGAGCCCGAGTGCTCGAGCCGAGCTGTAGTGAGCGGCGAGCGCTTTCCAGTCATCGGCCACGTAGTGGTGCGCTTCGTCGAAGACGATGAGCGACGCCGGCGGCCGCTCGTCACGCGCGAGGAGCGTCTGCACGGTCGCGACCTGGATCGCGGCGTATGGGCTGGGGTCCTCGGACGCCGCGATAATGCCGACGGCGAGCGCACCGAACCGGAGTCGAAGACGCTCGGCGGCTTGCCTGAGCAGCTCGCGGCGGTGCGCGATCCAGAGAACGGGCTCGGCGGCTGCTCGAGCACGGTACACGAACTCCTCGCCGAGCCGCGTCTTGCCGGCGCCGGTCGGCGCGACGAGGCACACCGAACGATGGCCGCTTTGCCATGCGTTGTAGACGCCGACGACGGCGCTTTCCTGATAGGGGCGGAGCGGCTGGATCATGCTCGAGCCTCCAGCGCCAAGAGCGGCCCCACGTACCAAGCGCCGATGCGGCGCCACGGCGCCTTACGGTCCTTCCGACGTTGCCGCGCCTTCCGTCGACGACGCGGGTTCATCGCTTCCCCAACCGTTGAAGGAGATCGCCGATGCGTCGAAGAAGATCACGCGCGTCGATGGTGACGGCCGTGAGAAAGACCACGGCGAAGGCGAGCGGCTTCGTATCCGTCGCGCCGCCGTAGATGATGGCGTACGAAATTGCGCCGAGCACCGCGACCTCGACGAATTCTCGGAACGCACGCACGACCGCAAGAACGCGCGCGGGGTTGATCATTGGGCGAGCGCTCCCACGAACCGGCGGGCGTCTTCGAGGTACGCGTCCTTCGCGTGGCAGAGCTCCCACGCTTGGCGCGGTGTGATCTGCGCCGCGTCGAACCCGACGTCTTGCCAGTAGAACGCCATGGCGACGAGCTGCTCGAGCTCGCCGGGGGGGATGATCATCTCGTCGAGCCAGCTCAAGGCGCCCCCTCGTCTTCGCTAGCGATTTGCGCAAGCACCTCGGCTTTCGTCACGCCTTCGATCGTGTAGATGTCGCGCCCTCGAAACGATTTGCGGGCGCTCACCCCGGGCCGATCGGCGAATGGGATCAAGATCTCGCACCGCGTGATCCCGAAGGACTGAACGGAGCGCGCATAGCCGTAGTACACGTCGCGCCCGATCTCGATACGCGCCCAACCGCCGAAATGCTCGTCGGCGCGATCGAAGACGCGGTCCTCGGCCATGAGTTCCTCGTCGGTCAGCGTGATGTCGTCGGTCATGGTGAGGCCCTCCGTTGCTTGCGTTGCTTGCGGTGCTGCGAGGCGTTGGGGCACGATGCGAAGTGAGCTCGATAGCGAGCCTTGTCCGGCGCCTGGCTCGCGTGCGTGACGACCGCGAGCGGCCCCTCGGGTCCGTCGAAGATCACGACGTTGCCGCCCTCGACGGGCTCGGCGTCGATCGGCATCGCCTTACCCGTCGGTGTCGTCGCCCAAATGATCGGCGCGTCGCACGAGCGGCAATGGCCGCGCTCGAGCTCGGCGCTCATCGCCTACCCCGTCTCGTCGTCGGTCGGTCGAGCGGCGGGCAGCACGCCGTGCACAGCGTCTCGTCGACGTCGACCCAGCTACAGCCGCCCTCGCACGCGGCGACCTCGGTGCAGTCGCACACGCGGCATCGGCCGCGGCGCACGGGAAGTTGCGGCAGAAGGGTGCCCACGACTTCGCCGGCGAACGCGTTGGCGAGCTCCACGACGCCCTTCATCGTTTGCTCTTCGACTTGGCGGCCTTCGTCTTCTTTGCCTTCGGCGTGCCGGGGTCGGTCGGCTCTTCGTGCGGCGTCTCGGGGGGCGGCTGCTTTCGCTTCTTCTTGTCGTTCTTGGCCATTGGTGTCTCCTTGCTGGGAAAGAGCGGTCGTTGCCCCATGCGCGCGGCTTGCACTGTCGACATCGCGAGCTCGGCGGACACGTATTCGAGCGCGAGCGCGTGGTAACGGGCATCGCGCTCGAAGCCGATCACGCGACGACCCAGTCGCAGCGCGGCGACCATCGTCGTCCCTGAGCCGACGAACGGATCAAGGATGATGTCGTCGGGATCTGTGAAGAGCTCGACGAGCTTGAGCATGAGGTCGAGCGGCTTTGGCGTTTGGTGATCCTCGTCGGGGTTACGCGTTTGCGAATTGCAATTGAATGTGAATACGCCGCGCGTCCCGCGGCCGTTCCAACGGCTGCGCCCCTTCGCGTGCATCGCCTCGAAGCACTCGTACCCGGTGCCGGGCCGGTCGCCGGTGAATTGTGGCGCACCATTGGGCTTGACCCATACGCAAGTGCGTCGGTGCTCGAGCCCGTACCACTTGCCGGCCTTTCGCCACCGGCGCGCGCCCTCGAGCTGGCAAAAGACGATCACCCAACGACGAGCAAGCCGCGCAAAATGCTTGCCGCACATCCATCGAGTCGCGGGATCCATCGCCTCGAAGTCGATCGGAAACTCGACGAAGCCGGCGCCGCTTTTCCGAAGCGACGCGGGCCCGCGCTGAGATCGGCGTGACGTTTTGTGCGCCTGCTTTTCGTACGGCGGATCGGTGATCACGTGGTCGATCGAGCGGTCCGGGATCCTCCGCATCACGTCGAGGCAGTCGCCGTGCTCGAGCGCCCAACGCGCGCGGCCTTCGAGGACGTCGGTGATCACCGGCGCCCCCTTCGCAGCTCGCACCGAAGAGCGGCCCGGTGCTCGAGCTCGTTGCACACGATGAGGACGACGAAGGCTAGAAGGACGACGCAACCGATCACGGTCCCGCTCCTTTCTGCGCACGATGCGCGACGTCAGTAAGATCTGGCTAAGCGGCCGCGTCGGCGCGTTTCGGAGGGGTATGGTTGTTGACGACGCTGCGGATCGTGGGCGGAAATTCGGCGAGCAGGTTGGTTTTCTTCTCGCACCATTCGACGACGGAGCTCGTCACCCAATCGGTCATTTCGATGGGCCCTTGGTCGCCAAATTGCGCGGTGATCTCACGGATCACGTGCATTTGATTGGCGAGCGGTGGGTCCTTGAGAGCGCGCGACCATCGGGACAACTGCGGCCGCGTGAACTTGTTTCGAAGGGCGGTGCGGACGGGGCCGTCACAGTCCTTGTAGTAGGCCAGCATGCGCGCGCCGCGCGTGAGCCGGCCCGATTGTTTGCGGGCACGAGTGACCATGGATTGGCCCATAACACCAGCGGCAACGCGTGGTCAAGTGGCAACGCGTTGCCGCTTCGGCCAGCGGTACATCTGAACCCCCTCTTGCCACGCGTTGCCGTTTAGCTACAGTGACCGCCGAAACATGCCCTATCTCCCCGATATTTCCGATCGCGTTTGGTATGCCCTGCACTGCCTCCGTCGTGATCCATCCGGTGCACCCCCCTCGTACAAATCCCTAGAAGCGAAATACGACTTGCCCGAGGCGTTCCTCTCGAAGCTCGTGCGCGGCTCGAGAAAACAAGGCTACGGCGCGACGTTCACGCAGCTCGCGCGCGCGCTTCGCGTCACAGAGAAGTGGCTCGACGAGGGGGGCGACGCCGGCACGCCGTGGCCCACGGGTGTGGTCCCACCACGACCGGATATGAAGTGGACGAGGCACGGCGATCTCGGGGCCTGGGGAAAAGCTGTGCAAGCCGCGCTCGCCGAACCCGACTGTCCCGTCCCGCCCGAAGCGTTCCTCGCGGGTGCCGACCTGCCAGTGTATAGGCCAGTTGCCACTGTGACGCCCGCGCTTGCGACGGCCGTCGCGATCTATGCGTGGGAGACCTGCACCGAAGAAGACCAGCTACGCTATGGCGAACAGGCTGGAAAGCACGCGAGCGCCGGCAACGCGTCCCGCCGTCGTACGTTGACCAGCCCGTCTGCAAAGCGCTAACCGGCGTTTACAGTTATTGATACGGAACGCATGTGGGATAAAGGGCGACGATTGACGACAAGATAGGTGACACGAAATCGCCAATCGCTTGTCGATTCAGTCTTTCGCCCCGTGCCGATCTGCACCAAAGGTCAGATGACATGCTGACGGGTGGGGATGGGTGTGATGAGGTCGAGATCGTCGATGCGCTTGCGAGGGCGTCGGTTGCTGGCACCGAGCGCCTACGCGAGGTCGCGCTAGAGACGCTTCGCCGTGCCGGGGTCCGCCCCAATGAGGACCCGCGCATCCTGAGCCGCGGGCTCATCTACCGTGTCCGCCCGGTCATCGCCGCGCCGATTCGCCGCCACGTCCCCCGAGTCGTCGTTGTCGGGAAGCGCATCGCTTACCGGGCCGGCCGTGAATGGGGTCTCAACCTGCTCATCGGGATCGCCACCGTGCGGATCGCCGAGCTCGGCATCATCGCCGGCAAGGACGACCGCTACCGGCTCGCCGCTCTACTGGCGATGCCCGATGCGCGCAGCGACCTCGCCGACGACCTCGACGAGCTCTTGCACGTGCCCCGCTGGTTTATCGTCGCGCACCACGATACTCGAGCTTCGAAGACCACGCTTCGCCTAGTTTCTGCGAGATAGCGTCGTTGATCTTGAAGTGGCAACGCGTTGCCACTTGACCACGCGTTGCCGCTTGGGGTAATGCTCGGGCCATGACGATCGACGAGAAAGACGTCGAGCGACGTCGGCCGCTCTACGAGCTCTTTGACAAGCTCGGCGCCGAGCTCGATGCGAAGCGCGCGGCCGCTCGCGAGCGTGCTCGGCGGCTCTTCGACGAGCTGCGCGATGCCGACAAGCTGGGCGATCTGTCACGCATGGGCAAGATCTACAAGCGGCTCGCCGCGCACTTCGAGCGCGAGGGGTGCAAGGGCGACGCGCAAATGTACCGGCTCGACGCCGCGGAATGCACCGCCCGTCTTCGCCGTCGCAATTGGGTCGAGAAAAGGAAAGGGCAACGATGAAGACTCACGCCGAAGTGCACGAGGCTGTAGCGCGTCTGCTCACGGTCGAAGAGGTATGCAAAGGGGTGAAGTGCAAAGACTTTATGATCACGACGAGCTCGATGCAGCACGCCGATCGGGTCGTCACAGTCAACTGGAATTGCAGCATTAGCTTCGTCGGCGCCGAGTGGGCCCACATCTTCGAGGTGGCGCGCGATCCCGGCGAGCTGCTCGAGCAAGTGCGTGAGGCGATCAAGGACCGCAAGAACTCGGCCGCCCTCGATATCCTTCGCGGCCCCGCCCCCGTCGATACGTTGATCCCGACGACTGCAGCGCCGGCGACGCCAACGCCCGAAGCCGACCCGGCGACTCCGAGCCACTACCACCCGACGGGCGAGTTCCCCCGATGAGCATCGCCATCGGCCTTCACCCCGTGCTCTCGTTCGAGCGGTACACGAGCCTCGAGCGCGTGAACATCTCGCACCTAAAAGAGATGGCGCGGTCGGCGCTGCACTACCACTACCGGGCGACGAACCCGCGCGGCGACACGAAGGCGATGTCCTTCGGCCGCTCGGTGCACACGGCGATCCTCGAGCCCGAGCGGTTCGCTAGCGAGTACGTCGTTTGGGATCAGCTGACCGAGAGTGGCGAGCTACGCCCGCGGCGCGGCAAAGCGTGGGATGCGTTCGTCTCGTTCAACCCGGGCAAGACGATCATCCGGCTCGACGAGTACAACTTCGCGTGCGCGGTGCGTGACGCGGTTCGCGCCAAGCCGGTCGCGATGAAGTACCTCGCCGATGGCCAGCCGGAAGTTTCGATGGTATGGGAGGACGCGGCGACGTCGACGCCGTGCAAGGGGCGCCTCGACTGGGTCACGCGCATCGACGGCGACGACGTCATCGTCGGGATCAAGAAGACGCGCGACCTCGATCCTCGCAGGTTCTCCCAGCAAGCGGCATCGCTGCTCTACTATCTGCAATGGGGCTTCTATCACGACGGCTACTTCGCGAGCGCCGGCCGGACGCCGCGCGTCGTCGAGGTCGTCGTCGAGGCCGAAGCGCCGTTCGATTGCGTCGTCTACCTCATCCCGCCCGAAGTCATTGACCGCGGCCGCGACGAGTATCGGGCGCTGCTCGAGCGGCTCGGGGAGTGCCAGCGAGCGGATCGCTGGCCGGGCCGGGCCGAGAACGAGGTGATCTTCGAGCTGCCGGCGTACCTGCAGGATGAGGGGGCGGAATCGGAAGAAGACCCGGCCGACCTGCGCGATTGGAAGGAGGGCTGATCGCATGGCCGAGGACGAGCCGAAGAAACTGGGCATCCCGAACAGCTGGGAAGCGATGTTTCCAGGCCGGTTCCTCAAGGCCGGCTTGATCGTTGACGACGATGGCAAGCGCGTCCGACGCACGTTCACCATCAAAGCGATCAGCATGCGCGACGTTGACGGCGACGGCATCGGCAGACCGGTCATCGAATTCGAGGAAACCCCGCAATGGCTAGGGCTCAATAAGACGAACTTTCTATGCCTGCGCGCCATGTTCGGTGGCTCGTCGCCGCAAGCCGCAGTCGGTAAGCGCATCACCGTTTATCCCGACAAGGTCAAGGAGGCCGGCAAGATGCAGGGCGATCCGTGCATTCGCATCTGGGGATCGCCCGACATCGCGCACGACGTCGATGTGTCGATCGCGCTGCACAAGCGCAAGCCCTACACGATGACCATGCACAAGGTCGTCGCCGGCGGCGGAAAGGAGAGTCATGGTTGAAACGGATACCCTCCCGTCCGATCCCGCTGCGGCCCAACAGTGGCGGGCGGAGAAGTGCTCGAAGCTCACGGATAGGGAGATGGCCATCAAGGTCTTCGCGATCTTGATCATCCTTGCTCGTCGCAGCCAGAACGGCGAACAACTGCTCACCGAGCTGACGAGCATCGTCGGCGACATTCGGGCCGGCGAGCGACTACGGAGCGCGCCATGAGCTACGCGGACGGCACCCAGGTGAGCGTCGAGCGTTCGAAGCTCGAGCTCGAAAGGCTCCTCGTCAAGCACGGCGCGAAGCAATACGGCACCGCGCACAATGACGAAACCGGCCGCGCCCTCGTGTACTTCAAGATGGCGGATCGGCACATCCGGCTCGAGGTGCCGGTCCCGCCGCTCACCGATTGGCCCGACCCCACGAAAAGCGACCACGAGCAAACGAAGAAGTGCCCGAAAGGCTGGCACGGTTGGACCGTCGAGCGCCGTGCGGCATGGGTGCGGCTGCAATGGGAACAAGCTTGCCGCACCCGTTGGCGGTGCATCCTTCTTATCGTCAAGGCCAAGCTCGAGCACATCGCCCTCGGAATGTCCGACGTGGAGCACGAGTTCCTAGCTGACATCGCCATGCCGAACGGGCGCTCCATCGCCGAGCTGCTCAAGCCGGCCATCGCGCAAGCGTACCTCGACGGGAAGATGCCGCCGCTGCTCGGCGCCGGCGTCGTCGACGGGGAGATTGAACCGTGAGCGGACGTCGATATCACATCGACGGCAGTCCGATCCGCATGGGGGCGAGACCAGCCAAAGCGCCGCTCATGCCCGACGGGTTACGCAAGCTCAAGCTCGATCTCGCCTACGAAGAAGCCAAGGAAGAGGCGCGCAAGCGCAAAGCGCGCCGCGAGAAGCTACCGCCCCCGCCGCCGAGCCCCCCCAAGCCCGCGGGCGATTGCAACTTCGATCTCTTGAACATTGCACTTGAGGCTGCGGTGCCTCTCTGGATCCACCGGTTCAAAGACGTGCCGCTCGAGCGCGTGCTCAACCGAAAGCGACTCGAAGAGCTCGGCGACATAGTGGCCGAGCGGGGCGACGTCGTTCTCTACTGCACGAAGAAGAAGACGGCCGACGCTTTTAACAAGCTCGCTGAGGCCCTCGCTCGGCTGGCTCATACGCAAGGGGGCGTCCTTTTCAACGGCGTTCGTTACGAGGCGCCTGCGAGGTCTGCATGAGGTGGCACCCCGACCTGCACCTTGAGATCGCCGCCGAGTTCCGGGCGCTCGACGGTGGCTCCCCTTGGGCGCGCATCGAAGAATGGTTCCACGTCCGCAAGTTCTACAAGCTCCGACACTGGGCGAGCTACGCGCAATGGTGGAAGAAGACGACGGCCGGTAAGCGGTTTAACCGCGAATGGATGCGCCGAAAGCGCGCCTTGCTTCGGAGCGTCGTGGTCGGCTTGAGCAAGTGCACCGTGTGCGGGCGAGAATACGAGCGACGCGCGACCGCCAAACAGACGAGGCGCACATGCTCTCGCTCGTGCGCGACGACGCTACGCAACGCGGGGACGTCACACTTCGTCACGATCGACGGCCGGACAAAGAGCCTCACGCAATGGGCGCTCGAGCACGGCATCGGCCAAACGACGCTTCATTACCGACTCAAGCGAGGCATGAACATTCGCGATGCGCTCACGGCACCCTTGCATCAAGGTCGAAGCAAAGCCGGGCGCGCGCGTCAATCGACGGAGCTTCGGCCATGAAGCCGCACCACGAGCCCGATGACGAGCACCGCGAGTACCTTCGCAAAGTCCGCTTCCGCAAGCCGGCGCACAACGTCACCGGCATTCGCCCCGGGCTTTGCGAGTGCCCGCGACCGCTCACGCTCGAGCGCGACGGCGCCGTCCTTTGCGGGCGGTGTGAGCGCGTCGTGCGCCCGCGGGTGCTCCGATGAACGGCGCCGAGCTCGCCGAGATCGGGCGTGCGCTGCGAGCGATCGACGTATCGCTCATGATGATCTGGGTGGCGCTGGTCTTCCTTTGCGTGAGGCCGAGATGAAACCCGCCACCGCTCGCGCCATGCGCCGCATCCGCCACGACCACCGGTGGAGCGATCTCGCGTTCGTCAACGCCGTGCGCGCCGTGCTCCGGCTCGAGCCAATCAACGGCTACGACGTCGACGAGGTGAGCTACGCCGACGCTTGGCCGGCGAGTGACGGGTGCCGGCAGAGGCGCGCGCGGATCGATGGGTGCCACCGATGAAAGCAGTCCCGCCCCCACCGACCCCCGCATCGGAATTACTCGACAAGCGGGAAGCGGCGGCGTTTTGCCACGTATGCGTGCGAACATTCGAGCTCAAAGTGCAACGCTTCGTGCCGCGTGTAATGATCGGGTCGAAGGCACTCTTTGACCGAAGGGATCTCGTTGCATGGCTCGACGCGCAGAAGGTTGGCGGCTCCGACCGAACAATAGAACAGGAATCCAAGAAGTTCGATTCACGCACCAGCGTCGACGCTTCGAGATCTCCACTGGCCGACGAGATCCTACGGAAGCTGCGGAAGAAGCCAAAAGGATCTACGCCGCGGTTGTCTCGGGTCGGTACAACCCGGACCTAAAAGCCAGCGCGCAGCTCGCGCCACCCAAGCCGGGCCAGCCGCTCGACGAGCAAGCCGCACTTTGGCTCGCCGACGCGACCGCCGACCACGACGAGAAGACGATCGAAACGTACGGCGGCTACGTGCGCGCGCACTGGCAACCGTTCTTTGGTTCGCTCGATCGCATGGTGTCGTCGAGGATCGCGGACTACACCCGCGAGCGTCTTCGCAAAGTCATCCGCCGCACGGTGCTCAAGGAGCTATCGGCGATGCGTGGGTTTCTCGCGTGGTGCTTCGAGCACAACTTGATCGTCGAGATCCCCGACGTCGTGTCGCCTCCGTCGAACTCGACCGGCACCCCCGACAAGGAGAACACGCACAAGGCCGGACCGATCGAAGTGACGGTGAAAGAGGCGAAGCGATTCATCGCCGCGCTACCCGAATGGTCACTTGGCAAGTGGGGCAAGCGCCGGTTTCGCGTGCGCGCCCCTCTCGAGTTCTCTTACGAGACGGGGCTACGCGCGGAGACGCTGCGCTGTCTCGTCGGCGCCGACTTCATCGACGGCTCGAAGCTGCGCATTCGACGCGAGGCGGATAAGGCACGCTGGGATCGGACGCTTCCCCTGTCGAAGCGCGCGCAAGAGATACTCCGCGGCATCGGCGCGCGCGACCTCGAGCCGTTCTTCGGCGATCACGATTACCGGCTGTACATTGACGCGGCTTGCAAGACGGCAAAGATCCAGCGCATCTCCCCGCACGATCTTCGCCACGCGTGCGGCTCGCACCTCGTCGACGCGACGGCCGACATCCGCGGCGCGGCATACCTGCTCGGGCACAAAGAGATCACGACCATGAACAAGTATGCGCGGCCGACCGAGCGGGCCGCAGAACGGGCGCTCAAAGAGGCGGCGAAGAGGGCGCGTCGTCGGTAGTGGGGAACGCCCCGCGAAGGTGGCGGGACGGCGCTGGGCTTGCCACCCGTGCCAGCGCGCCTAACGGGGGACCAGTCAATAGTCTATCGGCGACAGGTCTGATTCTGGGGAGATTCTGGGGAGGCAGGCGGTACCGCCGGAACGACGAAATCACAAAAACGCTTGTGCGAAAGAGGGGAGTTGAACCCCTACCCCAGTTACGGGACTGGAACCTGAACCCTGGGAAATGATAGCTAACTACGCGAAACGACAAAAAAGGGGTGCGCAAAAAGCGTAATGAAAACGCACCAACGAAAACCATTCTGGGGAGGGCCTCCCCAGAATTTCGGGCCCCTCCCCGGAAATTGCCTCAACGCCGGCCGCGTGGCGGGCCAGGGGGGCGTAGTCTCGGTAGTGGGGGGGTGTCGGGCCATCACGTTCGAGGGGGCCGGATGCGCGAGCCTGAGAGGCGCCTGTTCGCGGCTGGCCCCCTCAACGCGCGGGGGGGTGGTACATTCGTCGCCCATGAACGAGCTCGACATCACCCGACTGGCCTACAAGGCGTACGGCGACACGGTCGAATGGATGAACTTCCGCGGCGATCCCATGCCGACGTTCGACGAGCTCCCGCCGCGAATTCGTGAGGCGTGGGTCGCGTCGACGTGCGCGGCGATCGAGGCCCACGAGCTCGGGCGTGAGACGAAGGCGGAGTCGCCCCCGCCCGCGTCGCCGGTGCAGCCCGATCCCGAGCCGCCGCCCGACCGTCTGAGCCTACTTGCCGCCGCGAATCGCGCGCCGGTTGATCTCGGCGGCGTAGTTCGCGTCCCACACCCAGTCGCCGCCGTCGGACCATCCGAGCACCTGCTTGTTCAGGGCGGCGTAGAAGACGAAACCGACGTCATCGTTGATCGGGAACTGCTCTGCAAACGCCCCTAGGAACCACTTCGTCATTCCGACAACACGCGTCGTTTGCTGTGCGAGTGGCAAGCGGACGAACTTCTCGTTGACGTTGACGGTGATGGTGTATGTCCGCTTGACGCACTTCGGATCGTCGGCGTCCGCGCACTCACGCTCCGTCGTCGTTGGAGGCTGCGCCAAAAAGCCGCGCAGCCCGCTGGGCATGGGAGAGCGAGCGAACACGGTCCCGGCGAGGGTGAGAGCAAAAGCGAGAGTTCGGAGTTTCATTTTCATCATGGGTTACAAAGCTGGTTGGCCTGGCACTGCATCGAGCACGAGTAGCAAGCGGCGTTGAGGCACCACGCGAGCGACCATGCGCCCGCCTTGCACGTCATCGGCACGGTGTCGACGATGCTACCGGAAACGAGCCCGCCGCACTGGTGAGCGTCGGTGACGCACGGCTCGGTAAACGTCGCGCGGATCTGGGCTTCGTAGCGATTCACCGCTTCGCACGTCGGGGCGCTCGCCGTGCACGGCAAGGTCGCATCGGTGCGCGCGTCGACGGGCGCCGCGTCCGTGCGTGCGTCGGCCGCCGGTGCGTCGTTCGGCGGCACCGCGCTATCACTGCCATCACTGCCGCCGGCGTCGGCGTCGGGATGGATCGCGTCGGGGATCGCCGGCCCGTCGGCGACGGCGTCGAGGGCCGAGCCGCCCGCATCCACCTTACCAGCGTCGCCGGCGTCGGCCGCGGCGGCGTCGGTGCCCGCCGAGCCGCTCTTGCCCGCGTCGCCGCCACCGCTTCCCGCCGCGCCCCCCTTGCCCGCGGCCGCGCCCAATCCGGCGGCTCCCCCCGAGCCCGCGGAGCCGCCGGCGCCTGATGTGGGCCCAGCGTCGCCGGCGTCGGGTGACGGGGTATCGGTTGGGGGTTCGGTCGCCGCCGAGCTAGAGCAGCCGACCAGGAGCAGAAGCGCAAGGGTGAAGCGTTTCATGGATCGTTGCCCTTCAAGAACGGCTCCTTGGGCCGTTTCCTGTAGCCCATCACGGCTCGCGCAGGCGGGTGCGCGGGATCCCAAACTGGATCATCAGGTTGTACACGTGCGCGCGACTCAGCCTTAGCAGCCGCGCCACCGCCGAGATGTTCCACTGCTCGCGCTCGAGCGCAGCGAGAAGGTACTGCTCACGAAACCGCTCGGTCGCTTCTTCGAGCGATGCGAATTCCTCTTGCGCCGCGAAGATGTGGCGGCGCTCGACCGCTTCACTTCGATCGTCTTCGGCGCGGGCAACCGCGGCCGCTACGACCTTCGCAAGCTCGCTCCGATCGATCCAATCGCGCTGCTCAAGGGCGAAGATGGCAGGCCAAGACAAAGGGATCGTGCGCGGGCGACTGCCCTGACACGCGCGGCAAAGATGATCCGCGAAGCCGGCAATGTCGGCTCGCAAGATCCCCCCGTTGGGATCGTCGCTCGGCAAGCGCTACTCGCTCTTGACGAGCCGCGCCTTGGCGCGGAGCAAACCCGCCAGCGTTCGCACACGCTCGCGAAGTTGCCCGACGGCGGCGCCCGTGTTTTCGAACGCGCGTTCGATGGTCGGCGTCGTTGCGGTCGAAGCGACCGTGCACTCGAAGAGCAACGCGATGAGCTCGCAGAGCTCGCGGATCTGCTCGATGCCCGCGGGATTGAGGGCGGGGGTCGGCGGGGCCCACGCGCCGAGCGATCGTCCTCGTGCTCGGGGCTTCACTTGACCGACCTTGATGCGATGGCCAGGGCTAGGAAAAACCGCGTCCACCCAACCAGCCATTGCAGATCGGTGACGGCCTGGCGGATCGGTGCGACCACCAAAATAAGAAATAGATCTGATACGGTTCTGTTCGTGCTCATGACGCCTCGTTCGTTGTGAGTACCGGGCCGGGGACGAGACGCGCGTGAGCGCGTTTTCCTTCGGTCCGGAGGGAGGCCGGGTTCCAGCCGGCGTTCCTCGCTTTTGCTTAGCATCCTTCAGTCGACATCGCTTTGCCCCCTGCCCACATCGGAGGGAGCTCGGGTGCAGTTGCGAAAAGCAACATTCAATTTTCATTGGAGAAAAGTGCGCGCGGGGTCAGATTGCCGCAGCTCGCCCACATCACCCGCGCGCACCTGGATCACGGAACCGTCGCCCACGGTGGCGGGTTTCTCTTCACCCAGTCGAGCGCCTCGGAGCGGTCACGGGCGCCGATCGATTGGAACCCGAAAAACCGCCCGTCGCGCACGACGAGCTCGTCCCATACGCCGCACGAGTCGAGGTAGATGACGCGTGCGCCCGAGGTGAGAAAGCCCGCGCGACTGAGATCTTCGACGACGTTGTCGGCGTCGTTGGTGATCGATTTGCCGCCGCCGTAGCCAGTGAGTGCGAGCACCTCGCCGTGCAGCTCGATCGTGTACTCGGCGCGGATCATGACCGCTCTTCGATGCGGGCCGCGATGCTGCGCGCGAGGGGCCAGCCGATGCGGTCGAGGATTGACGGTCGGAACCGTCTCAAGGCGTGCGAGCTTGCCGGCGTCAAGCCGCGGTTCATCGACGCGGGCAAGGTCGATTCTCCGACGGCGTACGTCATCTCGGCCAACCTGCAGCGTCGTCACCTGAACCGCGCGCAGCGAGCGGCGGCGGCGGCGGAGGCGGAGCCGCTCTTCGCGAAGGAAGCGAAGGCGCGGCAGGTCGAGGCGGGGAAGGCTCAGGGCAGGATTTCATCGTCGAGCTTGACGATGGCGTGCCGAAGTCCGTGCTCTTTGATGTCGTCGGCGAGCGCACGAAGCTCGGCGTCCGCCATCATCGGGAAGATCTTCGCCGCGGCGTGCGCTCTCATGCTCGCCCCGCTGCTCGAGCACGCTCATCGATCCCAGCCGGCGGCTCGTCGACGCGGCGCGGTCGGCGACGAATGATCTCCACCGGCCGCTCGGGCGCTCGAAGGTCGACGGCTACGGCTACCGTGCGGAGAAAGCGCCCCCGCGCTTCGAGGTTCGCGAGCAACGCGGGCAATTCCGATCGGCGCATCATCGGGCGCGCCTCCTACCGACAGCGGCGAGGACGCGATCAATCTCGTCTTCGACGGTCTCTGCATCGTTCAAGTCCTCCGAATCTCGATCGGGCGCCAAGAACCGGAGCGCAGTGCCTGCCTCGACCATTCGCAGTTTGCCCTCGCTCTTGAACGGCACCCGTCGTCTGATGATCCATTCGAGATAACGGCGCTCGTTCATTCCAAGCGCTGCCACGCAATTGAGTTGCGTGATAACGAGCGGCGCGACCGTCGGTCCAAATTTCGGCGCACCATCTCTAGCGCGCGGCACGCGAGCCCTCCCGTTCCGACTCTTCGCACGCGTCGAGCACGCTCAAACCAATCAGCATCGCCTCGCGCATGATTTGCCCGGCGCTAGGAACGATCGTTCCACGGGCAAGCTTCTTGCGCGCGCGCTCGATCCTCCGTCGCATTTCCCCGTCGATGTTGATCTTGATCGCTTCGACGGCGCGGTTGATGTCGCTTTCGAGCGGCGAGGCCCGTGTGAGCACGGGCCGCCCGGCCGTGGCTCGTTTTCGATCCGCGCGCGCCGCGCTGATCTTTGCCCCGTGTGCTGCCCTTCGTTCCGGTGTCCAAACGATTCCCATGGATAAGCTCCTTCGTTAACGTTCACCCTCCACCACGCGACCGCCGTGCGATGGCGGCGATCGCAAACCAAGATCCCCACCGCTGATCGGCGGCGGGGGCGACGTCATTCATCACCGAGCGCCGTGGGTACGCCGGCGACGATTCGGCCTAACGCCATGCCCGCCGCTATCAAAAACTTGGCACCGTGCTCTGGGCAGAGCCGTACTTGCAGGTGCAGCAGGACGCCATCGACGGCGCAACCATAAAGGCTCACAGGTCGTTCGCCGCACGCGCAACACCCGCGCTCGGTCTGTCTTTTTACTTCAGACTCGCCCATCCCCATCGACGAGAGCCGTTAGCACACGGGCGCGCGCCGACTCAAGCGGCAACGCGTGATAGCGGCAGCGTGCAATCTGCCCGATTGCAAACTGTGGTGGACAGCTCGGAGCCGCGCCAGTGAGAAACATCCATCGCTCGAGCGGCGCTGTGCAAAGTGCCCTAAGCGGTATCCTCCGGATCATTTTTTTGATGGGCCCCGATTGTTGACAGGACTCGTTGACGCCCAACGTTGCCACGTGACAACGTCGGCACCGCGGGAGGGCGATGATCATGGGGCACGCGGACGATCTGAAAAGCTACGAAGCTGCGATCAACGACGCGCGAGCGCGCTGGCCGAAAGGACCGTGGACTGGCGAGCCCGATCGCGTCGAGTGGGCTTTCGATGGTTTCCCCTGTCTGATGGTGCGGAGCATCGTCACCGGCGCATGGTGCGGTTACGTTGGCGTACCGCCGTCGCATCCGTTCCACGGCAAGCACTACGCCGAGCTCGAGCTCGACTTCCCGATCGAGGTCAACTACGCGCGCGGATGCAACGGCCCGATCTGCCACGTGCCCGAGCCAGGGGTGACCGATGCCGTGCATTGGATCGGCTTCGATTGCGCGCACGCTTTCGACGACACCCCCGCCCTCGCGTCGGCGCTCGTTGGAAGCGGGTTGCCGACCTATGGCCGGTATCGCGCACTCGACGAGGTGCGGCACCTCGTGCACGCCCTCGCGCTCGAGCTCAAGAGCGTGCAGCTTGAAGCGGGCAAACCATGAGCGACGATCTCTACTACTGCGCACCGTGATGCTTTCTTGCCTTTCACCCGATCGGGGCCGCGCGACACCATGGGACGCGGCCCCGGTCTTTTAAGGACAAAATGCCCTCTCTCGACATCAAGCTCGATCCCTCGATTCACCCCGACGGCGACGGGTGTTGGTCCGACCTCAAAGAACGCCCATTCGAGCACGGCTTGCTCGTCGGCATCGCAGCGCTCGAAGCGGGCATGGTGACGGGCCGCCCGAGCGTGATGCTTCGCGTCGAAACCGACGACGGGCGCGTCATCCTTGCCGAGACGAGTCTTCGTCTGTTGAGCGCGGCGGTGCGCGCTTTCGTCGCACGCTACGGCGATCCGCATGCGGGCGACGCATGAGCGACGAGACGATCTACCCGACTCACCAATGCTTCGACGACACCGTCGACTTTTTGAACGACCTCGCCGCCCGCGGAGCTCCGCCCGAAGTGCTTCGCAGCTACACCGTGGTGCACGGGATCTGTCTTATGCCGCCCGACGGCGAGCCCTACGCGCACGGGTGGCTCGAGTGCGACGGCTTCGTGATTCAAGCGGGAATCTATTGGGGCCGGCGCATCTACTACCGCACGACCGTCGAAGAGCTCCGCGCCGCGCGGCTCGTTTGGGATGAAACGCGGTACACGCTCGACGAGGTGATCGCGCTCGACGCGCTCGACGGCGATGCCGGCTTGCCACCGTACCGCGCCGACTACAAGGCGCTTTGCAATGACAAACGGTCCGATCGTCCCGGCGAGCCGAGGGTATGGCAGGCGCCGCCCATGGCGATCATCGATGCTTGGTTCTACGAGTCGACGAGAGCAATGGATCGGATCTGCTCGCCTTGCCGCGAGCGGCTTCGAGGAAAGGGTGCTGATCTCCGCACGACGCTCGAGCGGATGGATCGCGTCGAGGAAAACTACGACGGATCACCCGAAGCGATCGAATTCATGACCGCGTCGACGGTGAGCGCCGAAGCTTTCGCGTGGGAGCTCTACCGCTTGCTTTGCGACGACTGCAAGCGGTACGTGCCCGCCCCGCCGCGCTTTTAGAGGTCGTCGTCGTCGAGCGAGGGCGGCGGGGCCGGCTCGGTGTCGTGCACGACGGGCTCGAGGTCGTCGACGAGCTCGAGGAGCGGCACCGCGGCGGGCTCAAGGTCGTGCAGCGTCATGGCGACGAGCCGTTGCACGCGCTCCGAAAGGGCATCGAGCTCGAGCTCGGGCACGAGCAGCGGAAGCCGCGCATTGTACGCGCCGAAGAGAACGCCGACGGATCGCGCGTAGGTTGCCTCACCCTCGGGAAAGTACCCCGACCCCTTGAGCGCGGCGACGAACGCGCGGGGCTTACCCTCGACGAGGGGGGACCAAGCGGCCGCGTAGTTTTTGCGCAAGAACGCGAGGTGATCGATCGCGCCCTCGAGCAGCGTGCGGTAAGCCCGGAAGCGCGTGCCCTTTGCCGGCGGCTCGACCCAAACGCTCGCCCCGTTGGGTTGCATCTTGCGGCACCGATGAAAGGTGAAGTCGCGCCCGTCACCCTCCTCGCTCGAGATGGCGGCGATGTTGAAAGCGTGCACCGTCGACCATTGCCCTGTCTGGTGTGCAGTTTGTGCGAGCAAAGTGAGAACCGTGTTTCGCGAGGGCGAGACGCCGAAGAGCGCGCGCCAAGCCGCGTTGAACGCTACCGCGAGCTCGGGCAGGGCAAGCGGGGTCACGAGATTGGGCAATTGCATGAGGGGCTCCTTTCACTCGTCACGTAGAAGCTCGTGCTTCGCGACCGAGAAGATGCAATCGATGGTGCGAAGGGTCGCAATCTGCCATCCGACACGGATATCGAGCGGCAGATCCTCCCACGTTGGTAGGTGCGTGGTCCGATCCGGTTTGCCGCGGTTACTGTGGTCGGCAAATCCCTCGTACGCTTGACGCGCGAGATCCTGGATTTTCACGATTCACCGAGGGGCGCTTGCATCATGCGGCCGAAGAGCTCGAGTCGCCGCTTGACCCTTCGATCCGTACGGCGCACCGAGGTGCCGACGTACACGCGAAGGGCTTCCTCGACGGTGCCGTACCTCGTGACGAGCGCCGAAAGCGTGCGGGCCGTGAGCGACGACGCGAGCCGGTTCGATCGACAGATTTCCTCCGCGGTGTGCCCGGCGAAGTGATACCAGTGCAATTGATAGAGCCCGACGGCGCGCGCTTTTCCCGTGGGGTCGGGATCGCACTCGCGGTCCTTGCACTCGCACCGCTCGATCGCGGGACGAAGATCCGACTCGGCGACGGCGGTCGCGATCATGGCTTTGGCGAGCTCAAGCGTCGGGGCCGTCGCCGCGATGTCGGCCGCGTACCTCGCCCGATCGGCTTTCGGCACCCCGGGGGCGACGAGCGTGATCGCAGCGAAGACGAGGGCGACGGGGATCACTCGGCACCCCCGTCGCGATGCAAACGGCGCTCGGGCTCGCGCGACGGGTGATCGAGCACGCCGATAAGGCACGCGGAACACCCGCCGACGAGTAGGGCGATGGCGAGCGGAAAGAACCGGCCCTTGGGACTCGGCGGCGGTGACGTCTCTTCTTCGTCCCAAAAGGACTTCGACGGCCCCCGCGGCGGCTTCGGCGTACCGATGTCGCGGCCCTTGCGGATCGTATTCACGATCACCTCATGCCCCGCGATCGCCATGCACCCCGCGACGAAGCCGCCGGCGAGCGCGCCGAGCACCGAGCCCGCGAGGATGATCTGCACGAGCACCCCGCCGACGATGCCGAGCCCGAGAGCCCAGACCGGGCGATTCACGGGGCGAATGAAGAACGGCACCCACGCGACGGGGGGATCATCCTTCGCGAGCCGAACGACGAGCCACACCGCGAGGGCGATGAGCGGGATCCAAGCGTCCGCCGCGACCTTCGAGAGAGTGTTCATTCTCTATTTGTGATCCTTCCGTTTGCCGGGGCGGGCGGCGGCGAGGAGCTCGGGCGGCGGCGGATTCGTGATCGCATAAATCGCGTTATCGAGCGCCGCTTTCGCGGTGTTCGTTTCATCTTGCTTGGTTTGCGCGTCGGTAGCTTTCGCCGTGGCGTCGAGCGCAGAGGTTTCGACGGCAGTCAGAAGCTCCGTGAGCTTCGTTGCGTCGTCTTCGCCATCGAGCACGACGGCATCCCACGCCGAGCGCGATGCATTCGCACGAGATGAGCTCGTTTCCGCGAGCTTTACCGCCGCGTCACTCACCGCCTTCTTTTCCTGATACGCGGCGGTCTTCGCTAGGATGTCGTCGATCTCGTCTTGCGTGGGCATGGGTTCATTTCCTTTTGGTTGGTTTTTTTTACGCAGCAACTGGCACAGTCGGCCAAAGTGCTTTTTGACGATTGAAGATTCGGCGAAGAACCGTCGCCGGCATGACCCGCGAATAGACAATCCATTCGCAGCCGAGCCCCGTGGCGCCGAGTGATAGCGTCGCCGGATTGCAACCGATTCCAAATACGCCCGTAGAAGTGCCTGTGCCCGGATCGTCTGCCAACGAAACATCCGTCGTTGCTTGCGGCACGCCACAAACGAAAGCGAGGTGCGTCGCGTGCGTGCCGCCGAAGGTTCTCGCGATTTGCTTCTTCACGTTGTCGCGAATCCAAGCGGCCGAAACTGCTTTTTGCGATGTAACGCCGGCTCTGCTGGTGCGCATAGACGCCGCGTTGTTTCCAAAAACATAGTTGTCGTCGCCGGCATGACTCATCACATAGCCGTTAGCTGACACGCCGCTCACGAGCGCGATCATGGTCTGAACACCGAGCGGAAAGCTCGGCGTGCCATAGCCGATATTTCTTGCCGATCCGTAGTCGATGCACGGTGCGCCGTTCCATCCGGTAGCTAGCAGCGTGGCACGTGCCCCGTCGTTGGCCTGCGTTGCATCGCGACCTTGCTGGAACAAATCGGTAAACGTGATCGGCTTGCTGCCGTTGAAAGCCGAGATCGCGAAAACGTTCCACCAGCCGACGAGGCCATAGGCGGCAAACTTGCGCGGATGACCACGGTCGATCGAATTGATTCCACATCCGCGTCGTCGTCGTCCGAATGAAGCCATGATCCTTTTGACCCTTTCACGCTTCGGCAACGTAGATGCAAAGCACGCCATCGACTGGGCCGCCGCGAATGTTGAGAAACGTCGTGCCAGCCGGTGCGCGCTCGGGCGACTCGCCGCCGTCGAAGACGGGGATCCCTTGGGTCGCCGGATTGGAGAGCGCCGTCGATGCCGTCGAAATCGTGACTCCGCTCGTGCCCCAATTGTACCAAACCGTCGCCGTCGCTTTCAGCACGAGCAACTTGCCCGCGTCGATCGCCGCTTTCAACCCCGCCCACGCGCCCGTCGTAAGATCGATCGGCGACGCTGCGTTGGCTGAAAACGACACGTTGAATATTCTCGACGCGCTCGGTGTTGCCGATCCCGGACCAGGGCCAAGCGGCGCAAGTCGAAGTAGATCGGTGTGAACTGTCGCGAGCGCAGCATTGCCGGGGTCGTCGGTCGCCGAGACGACTGAAACGCTATGCGCGCTATCGGTTTGCCCCGGCCCACTCGGAAGGTTCATTTGTCGCTCCTCTTTATGGAAGGTTGATTTGGATCGAAAAATGGCGCGCAATGAACCAATCGGTTCCGTCTGATTGAAGTTCAATGTAAGGCTGTACCGCGGAACCAGCGGCGTCAGTGAGAAGAAAGACGCTAGAGATAGCGATGCCATCAAGCTTACTTCCGCCGCTCAAATTGATCTCTACACGATTGCTTCCCGTCTTTCGCTTTACAATGATGATGCGCCCGGCGCTCGCAGCCGGCATTGTGATGATCCTTATTGCCGCGGTCGTATCGACAAAAACGACCGTATCTTTCGTCGTCGTATCGATGGTGTGATTAGCCGCAACCGTGCGCGTCTGCCATTGCTGAAAACCAACGAGCGAGTTACCGATCGTGCCCGTGCCCAGAGTATTGACCGTCGCGCCGACGTTGATTTGCGTCGTGCCGTTGGGAGCGAGGCGGATGCTTCCCGAGCTGCCGCACAAAATATCCGTCGAGTAGCTCGGTTGCGCCGATTGGCCAAGCGTGACGACATTGCTCGCGCTGACTGCCGCGATCTGCACATCGACAGTATTGGCCCCATTTCGCGCGACGATCGCCGCGTTGTTCGGCAAACGAATCTGACCGGACGCGGCCGGATTCGTGCCGAGCTTGATAAAGCCGGTCAGGTTGATGTTGCCGGCAACTTCGAGCTTTTCGGTGGGCGAAGTGTTGTCGCCGATTCGAAGTCCGACGGTCGACCAAACGCCTTTGTTCGTACCCGAAGCATCTTGCACCGGGATTGTGTCCGCCTTGAGCCCGGTCACCGTCGGCGCGGCCGCGGTACCGCCGAGATTCCCCGCGAGCTGCACGACCCCGAGCGCGGCCGCCGTCGCACCGCTCACGGCGAGGGTGAGATCGCTATTGAGCGAGCCGCCGCCGGTGAGCGGGGCCGCGGTATTGATGAGCCGCGCGACCCCGACGAAGCCGGCGGTATTGATCCCGATCGTGCGATCGGCGCTGAGATCGCCGCCGCCCGTGAGCGGAGAAGTGACCGTGATCGTGCGGGTCGGTGCGACGTACCCGAGCGGATCGATCCCGAGCGTGCGATCGACGTCGAGCGGCCCGCCGCCCGTGAGCGGCGAGCTCGTCGTGAGCGTGCGCGTCGTCGGCACGAGCCCCGATGTGTCGATGCCGATCGAACGGTTCGCCGACAAGTCGCCGCCGCCGGTAAGGGGGGGGGTCGCGGTGATCGTGCGGCTCGTCGATACGAGCCCCGATGTGTCGATCCCGAGCGTGCGATCCGCGCTGAAATCCCCGCCGCCGGTGAGCGGTGCCGACGTATCGATCCGCCGCGTGATCGGCACCTCGGCGGACCCTCCGCCCATGCCCGCCGCGTCGGCGAACGAGCGCGCAAGCCAATTGCCGCCAACGCTCGAGAGCACTACGCACGCATCGGCGAATGGCACGATGTAGTTGCTTGCCGATCCGTTGATCAGATCGGAGCCCGCACGCTTGAGGGTCACCGTCGAGCCGCCGGCGATGAGAAAGATGATCGTTCGGCCATCGCTCGCCGGCGGTAGCGTGATTGAGCGCTCGGTGTCGGCGATCACGTGCACGAGCATGTCGGTCGTCGTCGTGTCGAGGGTCGCAACAGAAGTATTGACGACGCGCGTCGCGAAGCGCTGCCCGCCGCGCAATTCTGAGATCGACGTCGCGTTGCCGAGCCGCGGGGCCGACGCAATGCCGGCGAAAACTTCTAGATCGTTGTGGCGGATCGCGAGCGCTTCTTCGCCCGTGATGACGAGCTCGGCGACGTTCCACGTGAGCGACTGAGCTCGCATGATGACGTTAGCCCCGTCTTCGTCGCCATCGATCGCGACGACGATGTTTTCGTCGGTGTCGCCGATGACGTTGCCATCCAATCCGCCGACGAAACGGATGCCGATCTTGATCTCGTCGCCCGTGTCTTCGACCGAAAAGCTCTCGTCAAAGCGCAAGATGGGGCGCGTCGGAAACGGTTCAGCGACGGGATCCCAAGCGACGGTAACGCCGGTGCTTCCACGAAGTAGATCGTCGAGCAGATTGCCCATGGTTCCCTCACCCGTCCGAAACGCCGATCAAACGCCAAAGGCCCGTCGACATCCGCTTCCATTTTGCCCATGAATTCGTCGTCGCGCTCATCGTGAGCAAAAGCGTCGTCTCATCGGCCGCGTAAATCTCGAGATTGAAGCCGCCCGTCATGCCGAGCGTCGAAACCTCGATCACATCGCCATTGATCGACGATCCGCCGGTGTCGATCTTCGCGTAGCCCGTCGACGTGAGCGCCGTCACATAGAAAAAGTCAGCGACGTCGGGGTGCAGCAAGAACGGGCTCGCCAAGTCGGCGCTCGTCAAGAGCTTGTCGCGGTAGTGCGCGCGACCCTGCCCCGAGTACGTGATCCCCGCCGCGTTTGACACCGTGCCCTTGAGCGCCGTCGCGGTGAGATCGGCCGCGGTCGTCGTGCCGTTCAGCGCGACCGTTTTGCCGGCGATAAACGTCGCGTTGTGTTGCGCGGTGAGCCCGCCGCGGATCTCGGTGGGGTTGCTCGTGCTCGAGCCGAGCGAGATCCCGGCCGGCGAGAAGTGCACGAGCCCGCCCATGAAGTCGACGGCCGAGCCCCCGAAATTGAGAATCCCGCTCGGGTTGATCACTGCGTTGCCGCCGATGTTGCAAGCAACATTTCCACCGACGTCGAGGGCCAGATTGCCAAAAATATCGATGTCCCCATTTTGGTTCGCTTGCACGCGGAAGTCGGTGCCCGCGTATAAAAACAGTTCTTCGCTCGCGCTGATGCCGATGCCGACCGTCGCATTGAGATTGATTTGCTCGACGTCGGCGGCGATCGTGCCGTCGGCAAAGTACGATGCACCGTGAAACGTCGCGTCGTAGAAAACGAGATTATGCCCGGCTCTCAGTGCCTCGCAACGATCGGCGAGCTGCATGATCGCGACCGCGGCCGATGCCGCGTCGTCGGCGTCGCTTCCGTCGGGCACCGTGATCGTGATCGGGTACGTCGCTACGCCCGTGTATTCGGTGCTCATCTCTCAAGTCCCCTTCCAATACGTTGCGCTCTTCTCGCGGCTCGCGGTTTGCGATGGCGCATCCCAGTACCCGCCCCAATTGCCGTTAGGCAGCGGCGGCGAGCTCGCGGCCGGATCGAACTTCGACGGGTCGAAAGCGACGATGATGTTGACGCACCGCGAGTGCGGGCCGCGCCACTGCTCGATGATCCCGCGCACGGCGGCCGCTTGCCCGACGGTCGCATTGCAGCCCCACACCGTTCCATCGGGCACCCAAAGCCCGCGGCTACCGTCCCATGGGCCGTCGGCGACCCAAAGATCCGCCGGCGGGTAGATGATCACCCAAAACCGTGACCATGACGTCGCGGTGTTATCCCAGTTCCAATTGCCGCCGAAGTGATACGAGGGCGTGCCGTCGGCCGCGAGCGAGTACCACGCGCCGGTGTTGTTGACGACGCGCATCGGCACGAGGTGCGGCGAGAGATAGCCTTGAAGCTGGCGAAGGAGCGTGTACGGATTCGCCTCGGTCCGATGGTCGTCGAGCCAGCGCTCGAGCCGGATTGCATACGCTTCGTTCGTCTCGTCGAAGCCGCGCGTGATGCCGCGCTCTCGCCCGGTGAGCGGCAACGCTTCCGAAGCGACCTCGGGCACGACGTTGGGAAAGCGTGCCGCGACCCCGAACTTCACCGAGTCGCCGAGCGCGTCGAGGTGCACACCGATCGCGTAGAGATAGCGATAGCCCCAAAACGCGCGAAGCCAACGCGGCGTGATGTTGCGGATCGAATCTCGAAACGTGATGATTTCGGTCATACAGCCTCGACGATATGGATCGCGGTGCACGTCACCGCGCCTAGAACGGGCTTGAGAATATCGGCAACGTCGACGTCGGCGGCGGGTGCGGTCACGACGACATGGAAGAGCTCGGGCCGCGTCGCACCGATCGCCGTCGAGATCGCGTCCTTGAACACCTTGCCGCCGTCGGGAGGAATGACGTTACCGCCGATCGGTTGCGAGCTCATAAAGCTCGTGAGCTTGCTCGTGATCTGCGTTTGGATTTGCGCGGGTGAGAGCGAAGTCGTGTTGTAGATCCAAGCCTCATAGGTGACGGGGATCACGATCGGGTTTGCGCTTTGGATGAACGCCGTCACACCGTCGGGCACGACGCTCGTCTGAATTTGCATGTTGACCGCGCCAAGATCGGTGAGCGGGTCGTCGACGTCGCCCGAGATCGCGCCGCTCGGGCCGGCGACGGTGACGGTGACGAGCCCCGTATCGGAAGATTTGGATACCCTCACCGAGGTGACGCCGATGAGCTCACCGGTCGACCGCGTCGCACCTCGCGCGACGAAAGCGTACGCATCACGCGGCCCGTTCGGCGAGAGCGACGAGAGCTTCTCGTTGCATCGCAAGCGCACCGTCGGATCACTCTCGGCATCGAGCCCGACGACCGCGAGCGCGTTGGTTACGGTGACGCCGATGAGGGGCGTTTCGATCTCGGTGATCGTGCCCGGCGGCGAGGTGCTATCGGCGCCGACCTCGACGGCCCGAATGTCGATCACCCTGCCCGTTTCGAGCGCGCCGAGCGTGAACGCGGTCGTATTCGTGTACGTCTTCTTCTTCGTCGGATTGATGACGACGAGATCGCCGGGATCGAAGACGTAAACGCCCCCGCTCGCGTTGCTAAGCGTCACCTGTCCCGCGGCGAACGTCGCTTCGACGCGCTCGACGCCGAAGACGTACTTCGCGACGAGGGTGAGCCAATCGCCCTCGGCGAGCTCGAGAAAGCCGCTCTTGGCGATGAGCGCCATGAGCTCGGAAAGCGACGCGACGAGGATCGCGACGGCGGCGATGATCGTCCGTACGACCGCGCCCGGCTTCCATCCCGTCGTGTTCGTGCCGACGGCGGCGAGCACTTGGTAGATCGAGGTTTTCACCTCGTCGACGGTGAGCGGGGTCGTGAGCTTCTCAAGCGTTAGCGCCATTGATCTCCTTGAGCGTGGCTTCACCGTCTTGCACAGCGAAGGTGAGCGAGAACGGCCCCGCGGCCGCGGTGCCTGAGATCGCGATGTCGTACGTAGCTGGCCCCGTCGGCGTCATCGTGACTTTGACGTCGCTATTGCGATCGTCTTTCTCGAGCTCTTGTTTCAAGACGCCCGGGATCTCGGCGAGCTTCTCGGGCGTGATCCCTTGATTCAGGTAATCGTTGATATCGACGCCATCGTCGGGCGCGTCGGGGATGCTTCCGCGGCGCGTGGTAATGCGGCGGTAATTCGACTCGGCGAGCGCGCGGAGCGAGTCGCCCGGGATCTCGTCGGCGTTCGGCGTGATGTCGTCGGTGCACGAGAGATCGGATCCGTACCCAAGATCGCCCGTCGGCGTCTCGACCTCGCGCTCGAGCGCGGCGGTGTATTCGGCGATCTTGTCGTGCACGATGGTCATGAGGTTTTGAGGATCACGGAAAGCGCCGACCATGCCGCGGGCACGCTCGTCGCAATGATGAGGGCATCGCTCGCGTCGACGGGGCCGCCACCCGGCAAGCCGCCCGCGAGCTCGGCGGCGAGCGCTGGCCCGAGCCCGTTGACGGGGCCGGCGTAGTGGTAGGAGTGCAGCCCGACGGCGGCGAGCGCGTCGGCGAAGTTCGAGAGCGCGGTGATTTGCCCCGCGATCGCCCCGAGCGCGGCCGCGATCGAAGCTAGCTGCAGACCGAGCCCCGGCACCTCGACCCCGAGCGCGATTTGCGCTTGAAGGCTCGCAACGATCTGTTGCGCGATGGCGAGGTTTCCCGCGATGGTCGGCGGGTGCGCGGTGAGATCGGCTTGGGCGGCAAGGAGCCCCGTTTGCTGGGCTAGCAGGTTGGGCAAGGACGCATCGACGGCAACTTGCACCGAGGGCGCAACCCCTCCGACCGAAAGCGAGCCGAGGTAGTCGAGGCTCATGCTTTGAGCTCCGATCGGCCCGTCTGAATGATCCCCGTTGACGCGCCCGACATCGTCATCGTGCCGATGGCCGACACCCCGCCGACCATGCCCGTAAAGGGCACTGTGGGCGGAAAGAAGACGTTGACCGTATCGCCGACGCGCGCGATCGCGGCGGTGCCGTCGCCGAAGCTCAAGGAAACGGGCGTCAAGCCCGGCTCACCCTTGCCAGGAAAGCCCGTCACGATCGGATCGGTCGGCTCACCCGCGACGAATTCGACGAGCACCTCGGTGCCGGCGGTGAGCTCCGCGTGCCATCCCGCGACCCCGGGCTTCATCGAGATCGGCAAGACGTTGGGCAATCCGTCCGCTTTAGAAACGACCTGCAAATTGACCCGCCCGTCGGGTGCCATCGTTTGCAGCCGGTAGCGGTACTTCCCAAAGAGCTTCCCCCCGAGCGCCCGACGCGCGATCGCGACGAGGAGCTCCTCGAGACGGCCCCGCGAAGCCGGCTCACCCCCGCACCACGCAACGATCCGAAGCGCCCCCTCGCTCATCACGAGCTCGAGCTCGCGCACGGTCTCAGGGGCGTCTAGGCGATCCGAAAGAACCGTGCCGATCCCGATGATCGTGAGGTCGTCGACGGCGAGCGTTGCAATGTGGTTTCTCGGGTCGAATTCGAGCAGCTCGTACGAGCCCGCGGGCGCGGCCGGCGTCGGGCGCGGCCCCCCATGCGTCACCCCCTGGTAGTCGACGTGCCACGGTGCGCCGTCGAGGGTGAGCTCGAGGGTTTGCGAGGCAAGCCCCGCTGCTCGGACGAAATCGCGCCCGAGCCGCTCGGCGGCCGGGGCGTAATTGCCGAGCACCTCGCCGGCTTCGCGCGCCGCGTCGGTGGCAACCTGCAGGGCCTTGACGCCCGAGCCCGCATCGTTGTGGTAGCTCTTCGCCGGCAAAAGCTTCGACCATCCCGCTCCGCCCGCGACGATCCGAAGCTTCGTCGCCTTGCCGAAGGTGCCCGAGAAGTCGGCGACGACGGTGCCCTTGAGCTCGAGGGTGCCGATCGTGAGCGTCACCCTCGAGCCGAGCTCGGCGAGGGGCACGAGCTCGAGCAAGTCGACGTCGGCAAACCACGGCCCGACGTTGGGCACGCTCACCCTGACCTTGCTCGCGAAGCGGCCCGCGATCTGTGCGACGAGATCACTCATGGCGCGAGCTTCTGAAACTGTTCGGTCAGGTTATTGATGACTTTGTCGTAAGGATCCTCGGGCTCGACCTTCGACGCTTCGGGCTTGGCGTAGGTGATCTTGGGGCGGCGGAATTGCCCGAATTTGATTTCGTGTACCCATTCTCCATCGCCGAGATCGACGGGCTGCAAACGGTTCTCGACGACGACCGACTTGATCTCGAGATCCTCGAGGTACGGATGCCAAATGTCTTGCGCTTTGGGCCGCGTGCCGAGCGGGGCTTTCTTGACGAGCTGTTTCCACTCGTTCCACTGATTCCAATCCGTCTCGTCGAAGAGATGGATCCGCACCGAGAAGTGTGCGAGCCCGTCGCCCGTGTAGACCAGCGTCGCGCCGCTCAAGCCGTACCCGCCGCGCTCGTCCCATTTGCGGGGTTGATCCGCGCCCGAGATTTCCGCGAGCCCCGGCGACTTCTTGCGGGTGAGCAAGATGTAATCGATCGGATTCGTGAGCGGGTTCCAATTGCTCATGCCGCCCCCAATCGGATCGCCGCGCCCTCGAGCACGCTCTCGAGCTTCGTCTTGAAATCTTCCGCGTCGGCGAGGTGATTCTCACGGCCCGACGAGTGGTAGTGCAGCTCCTTGATCTCGACCTTCGGCCCGCTCGAGCTCGGGGCGGGTGCACCCCCGCGATCGACGACGACGGGCGCGGCCGCGCTCGGCTCGACGGTGATCGACGCCATCGCCGGCACCGCCCCGCCCCGCGCGTTGTCGTTGCCCACGCGAACGCCCGACGCGATGCCCGACAGATCGGGCGGCTTGATCTTGTCGATCATGTCGCTCGCGGCATTGGAGACCATCGGCGTCCCTGCCTTCATCGCGTCGGCCGCTCCTTGCGGGGCCGTGTACCCGAGCTCGAAAAACTTCTTCGAGGGCGAGTGCGACTCGAGCTCAACGCCAAACGCGCGGAGCGCCGCTTTGCCGATCCCTTTCACCGCGTCGGCGACGAGCTTGTAACCCTTGCGAAGACCGCCGGCGATCCCTTCGACGATGTCGGTGCCGACCTTTTCCCAATTGATCGATCGGAACCACTCGAGCGCGTCTTTAAACGGCTTCGTCATCTTGGCCCAAAGCGCACCCCAATCGACGCGCACGAAGGGATCGATGAGCAGGAGATACATTGCTTTGCCGATCGCATAGATCGCGTAACCGACGGCGTAGAGGGCCGCGCCGAGCAGCGCGACCGCGGCGACGATCGTGCCGATGACGACGACGAAGAGCGACGCGACGAAGATGCCCGTCTTGAGGGCGACGTTCATCCAATCGATCCCCTTGAAGAGCCCCGGCTTGCCAAACCACCCCATGATCGCGTTTCGGAGCTTGAGCATTTGAATCCCGAAGACGAGCGCGGTGATGACCATGCCCTGAAAAAAGCGCTTCGCGAGCGGGCCGGCTTTCTCGATGCCGGCGATGAGCGGATTGAAGAGCCCCTCGATGAGCACCTTGAGCGCGCGGCCGCTGAACGTGTTTTGCGAAAAGAGATCGGTGACCATGTGCAGCGCTTTGAGGAAGCCTTCGATCTTCAAGCCGGCGAAGAGCTGTCCCACGTTTTCCTTCATCTTCGAGAGCTGCACATTGAGGTCGAGCGTTTGCGCTTTGGCGATGCCGCCGAACCGAGCCTTGACGGTATCGGCGAGCTTCGTCACCGATTGGCCCGTCGCGGCCGCGCCCGCGAGCATGCCCTTGACCGTCGCCCCGTAAGCTTCGCCCGCCGCCGAGCTCGCGACCGCCGTCGCTTCGAGCGCTTCGTTGAGATTCTTTCCGCGAAGCCCCATTTTGTAGAGATCCGTCGCGTACCCGGCGATCTTGCCTCGAGCGAGCGCCGACGATGACGCGACACCGTCGATCGCGCCTTGCAATTCGGTCGCCGAGCCCGCCGCGAGCCCGTAGTAATTGGGCATCTTCGTGAGCGCATCGAGCGAGAGCAGCTCGGCGCGCGCGGCGTTCGATTGGGCGATCCCGTACGCGGTGAGCGCGGCGGTGAGCGCGACGAGCGCGACCGCGGCCGCGACAGCGGCACCCGCGAGCCCGAGCCCCCCGAGCTTCGTCGCGAGACTACTGAGCCCCGACGACATCGAGCCGATCTCGCCGCCGCCCGCTTTCATGGCTTCGCCGAGCTTCGCGAGCCCGCCGCCGCCATCCTTTCCGGCTTTGCCAATGTCGCGAAGGTTGCCGCCTAGCTTGATGTATTTCTCTTGCGACGTCGCGATCGCGGCTTTCTTGGCGAGGATTTGCTCCTTGAGCTGTTTGAAGGTCGTGAGCGATACCTCGCTCGAGCCTTTCATGTTGCGCATCGCGGCGGTCATCGCCTTGAGCGACGCGATATCCTCGTCCATCGTCTCGCGAAGCTGTTTGAGGCTACCGCTCATCGCCGCGGCCGCGCCGCTCGTCTCGTCTTCGAGCCCGAGCGTAAACGACGCGGAGTCTTCTTCGGCTTTGGCCATGGTGCGCGCTCAACCCTCGGGCTTTGACGTCAGTGACTTTCGGATCGCCCTCACGTCGGCGAGCGCTTCGAGCAACAGCACCGCACCAACGTACCGGCGCACGATCTGCGCGTCGGTGTCTTCGTCTTCTTCGAGCGACGCGAGCAGAGAGATCAGGCACTCGGCGGCGATGCCGTCATCGGCTCGCGCGCTCGCTCGCGTCGCTTTTATTTTTTTGCGAGGTCCTCCCTTCGGAAGCCGGCGAGGTAGCTAACCGCGTTCGCCGCTTTCACGAGCAGCGCGGCGTTCTCCTCGACGAGCGCGTCGAATTCCGCCTTACTCGGATAGAGAAGGCAGGGCCTTACGAGCATGTCGAGGTCCTCGGTCTTCGTCTCTTCCTTGTCCATGAACCGTTTCACGTGCAGGTGATTCGGCTTCTTGACGACGACCATGATCGCGTCGAGGTACACCGCCTTGATCGCCTTGCCTTGCGGGCCGTGAATCTGCTCGAGCTCGGCGAGCTTCTTTTCATTGGCGAGCGAGCGCTCCTCGGCTTCGACGTCGGCGCGAAGCTTTTCGAGTCGCTTGCGCTTGATCTCGGCTTCCTCGAGCTCCGAGCGGTCGACGCGCGCGCGCTCGAGCCGTTCTTGTAACGCTTGCACTTCGACGTCTTCGCCTTGCACGGCGGCCCCGTCGTTTTTGGTGCTCACGGCGATCCCTCACTCGCGTCGAAGAGCACGAGACCGTTGCGACGTATGAGCATCGCGTCGAATTCCATTTCCTCCATTTCCGGGTCAGGGTTCTCCTCGCCGGTGAAGGTGCCCGTGGTGATAACGCACCGCTCGATCTCGACGGTGATGTCTTGATCGCCCGTGTCGATGAACTGCACGACCGTTTCGAATTCGACATCGCCATACGACTTGCCTCCTTTCGACTTCGCGGCGAGCGCTTTGCGGAAGGCTTGGCAAGATGCCGTCGGTCCGCTCACCTTGACGGGCTCGACGGTGTACTTGCCGCGGCTGCGCGAGCGCGGGGCGTGGTGCTTGCCCATGCCGTAGCCCTTCACTCGCTCTCGCTTGTCGCCGTACGAAATCGATTTGAAGCCGTGATAGCGATCGCCGTCGAGCTTGAGAATGATCGAGCCCCAAGAATGCTGATTACCGTTAACGCGGATGCCGTCGCTCATTGGGATCCCTCCATTCAGGCGGTCACGACGTTGTTGGCGGGCGCGATGAAGCCCGTTGTGATGTCGAACCCTTGCGGGTAGACGAGCGGCACGATCCGACCGGTCACGGTGATGTGCGGATCCTCGGTGTGAAGGAGATCGTCATCGCGGGCGACGACGACCGACAGATCGCTCACCATGGGCCGGGCGCCGAGCACCGCGCGCGCGGCTTTCTCAGCACCGCGCTCCATCTCGACGGCTTCCGATGGCAGGATGTACCCCGTTGCCGAGTCGACGACGGTCGGCTTATTGAGCCGATCCTCGAAGTACACGCGAAGCGTCTCGTTGAACGCCGCGAGCACGCGGCGGTGCGGGATGAGCCGCACGTCGGAGCCGGGTGCCGAGAAGATGCGCGGGATGTTGACGAAAGCCCCGCCCTGACCTTCCCAAGTGCGCAAAACGAGGTAGCCCGAGTCGTCGAGCCCGCCATGCACGCGCTCGTCGTATTCGTCGGGGTTGCCATTGTCGTCGACGATCCGGACGTTCTTGAGCCGCCCGATGTCCTTCGCGGCGACGTTCTCCTCGAGCGACACCGAGGCATGAATCGACGCGGCCGCCGGCGACGTTGGCCAACGGTATTCGCGCCCGTCGAGCCCCGAGATCGTCTTGCAAGCGTTGACGGTGAGCGTCGTGAAAACGGTCGCGCGGAGCGAGGCGAAGACGCCGTCGATCGCCGTCTTGTAGTCGGCGCGCGACTCGCCGACGTTCGGCATCCGCGCGTGACACATTCCCCAACGCTCTTTGCCGACGTTGCGCATCGCCGCGACCTTCGAGTCAAACTGTTGGAAGGTGAGCGCGTCGACTTCGCCGCCGAGCTGCACGAATTGCCAGCGGATCGAAGTCGCGGCGAGCGCGTCGAGCGCGGCCCCAACGTCGGCGCCGTTCGGAAGCGGCGGCACCGTCGAAAACGAGACCGAGTCGCCCGCGACGATGGTGCCCGCCGAAAGGTTGATCCGCACACCGCCCGACTCCGCGAGCACGAGGTAACTGGCCGCTCCGAGCGCTTTCAGCGGTGACATCGTGCGCCCGCCGTCGAGGCTTTCCCGGTAGGTGATCCCGGGCGCACCGACGGTACCGCCGTCGACAAATTCGACGTACCCCTCGTAATACCCGTTCGGCTCCGAGCTCGCGTCGATGGTCGGCACGCTCGTTCCCGCGAAGGAGATGACGAGCGAGCCCGCCGACGCGAGCACCGGGGCGGTCGTCGTAAACGTGATGAAGTCATTGTCGACGATCGTGCCCGCGCTCACGTTCACCGTGATGCTGCCCGCGTTGGGAATGGTGAAGCTCGTTGCCGTGCCGAGCGCGCGCTCGAGCCCGTACGTCGCACCGCCGTCGAGGCTCACCTCATAGATGATCCCGGCCGTGCCGCGCGTGCCGCCCGTCGGAAAGCGCACTTTTACCGAGTAGGCGCCGTTGGGGAGTGCACCCGCGGCGATGGTGAACGTGCTCGTGCCCATGCCCGTCTTCGTGATCGCGCTCACCGTGCCATCGGCCGCGGCGACGGGTGCGCCCGCCGAGCCGTCGATCGACGTATTGCATCGGCAAACGACGACGGGGCCGCCATAGTTGGCAAGGTGGTACGCCGCGAGCTGCACGAGGTGACCCCCGACGAAGTCGGCTTCGACGTCTTCGACGCGCGAGTACGCGCCCGGGGTGTTGAGCGGTCCGTCGTCGGCGGGCGCGACGATCGCCATCGGTAGGTTCGTCGACGGCGGCAATGCTCCGAGGGCACGGGTGAGCTCGGTGATCGTGACGCGCGGTAGAGTCATGGCGATCCCCCTTCGAGGGTGGTTGTGATGTCGGGCGTGATGGGCTTGATCGCGACTTGTTCGAAGTCGGGGATCATCGATTGAATCGTCCAAACGGATTCGATCTCATTGCCGAAGCGGCGCTCGTTGCGCTCCTTCGAGTGAGACCACCGCGCGCTAACAAAGGCGTACGTGCCATGAGCGGCGCGATAGAGCGCGGCGACGAAGTCGTCGAAGAGAAGCCGCGCGGCTTTCCACTGCACGAAAGGATCGTCGGGGTAGCTCGCGTCGTAAGCCCACGTGAGCACGGTGAAGAGCTCTTGAAGCGTCGCGAGCGGTCGACGCGGAAGTCGGCCGGGCCATCTCGGCGCATCGACGCGGCCGACGTTGCCATCAGGAAAACTGCCCGGGTGCATGACGATTCGATTCGCACGCCCCGGCCCCTGGTTCAGTTGCTTCGAGCGCTCGACGACCCCAAACGCGAAAACGGTGTCCTTGCCTTGCGCGGCGAAATCCGTTTGCACGTCGGCGAAGACTTTCTCGAGGGCGAGCGTGTCAGCCATGCGCACCCCCGTTCATCGCAAGGTTGAACGCCTTGCGCGCGAGCTCGCGGAACGGCTTCACCGTCGCGCGCGTCGGAAGGATGAGCCGCTTGATCCGACCTCGCGCGGTGCCCTTATGGTGCTTGGCTTCGGGGCCCTCGAGCATCATGACGATCATCGCTTCGACCGCGCTCACGGTGAGCGCTCGAGCGGCATTGCGAAGAGGTGACGCGCCCTCTTTCGTCGCCTTCCATTGCGCACCGTCGGGACCGATGCCGGCGGCGATGTTTTTGACGATGAGCCGGTGAACGTCCTTCGATACGTCGGGCGCGATGCGCTTCGCGACACCGGGCACCGATTCGATGCGCGCGATGTGCTTATCGAGCGCGGCAAAGCCCGAGGTGTTGTCCGTCATCGAAAAACCTCCTCGGCTTGCCGATCGATCCAATCGTACGGGCCCGCCTCCGAGTAACCGAATGGGCCGCCCTTCGCGATCCCGTCGGCGGTCGTGTCTTGCCGAAGCGGAAGCTCGAAGAGCCCGATATCACTATCGGCGGCTTCCTTGAGCTCGGCTTTGGCTTCGTCGGCTTCCGCCTTGACGAGCTCGAATTGCTCGTCGCTCGGGTTGACGCCGCGTTTGTAGTAGCAACGCACGGTGACGAGGATCGTGAGCCAACGCAGAACGGCGACGGGGTACGGCAAGACGAACGGCCCGTACCGCTTCGAGAGCCGCGTGATCATCGCGGCCGAGCCGTCGGCGAGTTGCTGGAGAATCCATCCCGGCTCGCTCGCTTCGATCGCGTCGACGTCGGCGGCGGGCATGATGGTGCGCGCTTTGAAGCCGACGAGGTCGAGAAACGAAAAATCGGGCATCGGGGGTCTTTCTGACGACCCAACCCGGGGGCTCGCGCGATGCGCGTCCTACCCGGGTCGTGCCGCCGACGTGGGGAGCAAGGTCACGTCGCTCGAATCTTCGCGATCTCGTACGGGTGCCCGCCCGCGGTGACGTTGCGGCCGCGGCTCGTCCATTGAAGGACGTCCATGCGCGCGAGCTCCGAGCTCGTCATTGGACCGTGAAAGATCACCGAGAAGGGCTCGCGCTCGACGTAGAGGATGCCGCCAAGCTGTGATCGCAGCTTTCCGAGCGCGCCGAAGACGACGTAGTACGTCGTATCGTTTCCGCCGAAAGCCGTGGCGAGCTCGTCGCAAACGATCGGCTTGCCGTACCCGAGCATCGAGATGAGCCCCTGCACGTCGGTCGAGCCGCCGCCCGTTGAAGCCGCCGTCGCGATGAACTTTGCATCGGTGAGCAGCGTTACCCGCGGAGCGAGCCGCGGCGCGCACAGAATCGCCATCGGTCGAAGCCGACGCGGGTACCGGCCGTTGGCTTGCGGGATGGTCGCCATGTATCCGAAGAGCTTCGACAGATTGGAAAGGGCGACCTCAGCCGAAACGGTCTCATCGATCGGAAGCGCGCCGGGGTACGCGCCCGCCGCCGCCCCGGTGAAGTAATTCGCGAAGGGTGTGCCGATCGTGCGGTCGACGGGATTGACCGGGTGATCGATCGCGAAGAGGGCCTTTCCGTCGTACGTCGAGACGAGCGACGCGGTGTGTCCGTTGTTCAGCGCATAGGCCGTTTGGATTTGCGGCCAATAGGCGAACGCTTGCGCGATGTCCGAAGACCATTTCGCCGCCCCGCGCACGCCGTTGCCGTCGAGATCCTCGAGCTCGGCGCGCGGAACGCGCAAGCCCTTGCCGGCGAAGCGGTTCGTAACTTCCATGTACGTCGCTTCGATCTCGTCGAATGCGATGTTGCCGCCGGCTCCTTGATCTTCGAGCGTCGCCGTCGAGAGCAGCCAGTGAATGATCTCGCGCTTGCTTCCACTCGGATGCTTGCGCGCGACTTCTGACCACCAAAGATCCTTGGCTACCGCGGCGTAATCATTCTCGATGATTTGCCGCATGTTCGATTCGAGGTTCATCACAAATTCGGGTGTGAGGGGCATGGGGCAAATCTCCTTCGCGGTGTCGCCGTTGCGATCAGGGCGTCAATCGCCGATCAGGTTTGTTTCTCGACTGCAACGCCCTTCGTTGCATCGACCGCCCAAACGCGGCCGGCGACCGAGCGGCCCGTTGACGACTTGTTGACGGTCTGATCGTCGTCGAAGTAGCAAAGCGCGCCGACGTCGGCGGCCGCGAGGCTTGCGCCGCCGTTGACGTACCATCGCACCTCGATCTCGTTGCCGAGGTCGACGTCGACGAGTTGATCCGACGCGCTCGCCGCTTTGTTTTCCGCGAACGTGCCGATGTAGAGCAGCGTCGCCGCCGTTGCCGCGGGGATCACTTTGCCGGGCGCGGCCCCGCCGGTAAGTGAGAGACAAGCGGCCCCGCCCTTATAGGCGACGTAGGTCGCGGGCAAAATGAACTGCTTGCGCGTCCATTTTTCGGGCTGATTCGATCGTTGCGATGCGAGAGCGGTCATGGTCGTTTTCCCTTTCCGTCGGGGTGCCGTTGGTTGCGCGCGCGCCTTACTTCGCGCCCGCTTTCGATCGCGCTTCGAGAAATGCGATCGCCTCCTCGCGGGTGAGCGCGCTCACCGATTGCGTCACACCGTCGAAGGTGATCGCTTTGGTGACGTCGGGCTTCGCGACCCCCATCGCGATCGCGAGCTGCTCGGCTTCGCTCCGAGGGGCGGCGGGTTGCGCGTAGCCCGCGGGCACCGTCGGCCGCACCTCGGGTTGCGCGGCCGCGGCGAGCGACGTCGCGACGAGCGGCCCCTTGGGAAGGTTCTTCATCGCGTGCCGCACTTGCTCGAGCGGCATCGCCTCGAAGACCTTGCGAACCTCGGGCAAGAGATCGGGCCGCGACGCGAAGAGTGCCGCGCGCTCGGTGGCTTCGCGCTCCGCGGCCCGCTCGGCTTCGAGCGTTTGCAGCCGAGTCGCCAGATCGATCACATTCGTCGACGCGGCTTTCGCTTTGGCTTCCTCGTCGGCTTCGGCTTTGGCTTTCGTGGCTTCCGCTTCGGCTTTGGCTTTCGCCTCCTCGTCGGCGGCCGCTTTGGCTTTCGCCTCGTCGTCTTTCTTCTTCTCGTCGTCGCTCTCGCCGCCCTCGGCTTTGGCTTCGTCGTCTTTCTTCTTCTCGTCGCCGTCGCCGTCGAGAGCGGCAAGAGCCGCGCGCGCTTTCTTCGCGTCGTCGCCGTCACCGGCCGCGGCTTCGCCCAACGCTTTACGGATCTCTTTCATGCCCATTGTACCGCCCTCCGTCATGGCCCTTAGAGCCGGTGAATCACTCGATGTGGACAACATTCCCGCGCTCGCTTGCGCGGCGAGCTCGTCGAGATTCGCGGCGAGCTCGTCGGCGAGCCCCACTTGCACGGCTTGCGCGCCGACGAAGATCCCCGCTTGAAAGCCGCGCACCGCGTCGGCGCTCATGCCGCGCGCGCCGGCGACGAGCTCGAAGAAAACGCCCGCTTGCGCGTCGACGGTCGCTTGCATCGCGGCGCGCGACTCGTCGGTGATTGCAACGTGCGGGTTACCGTCGGTTTTACGTCGACCGCTCGAGATCGCCTCGAAGCGCATGCCCATCGCGCGATCGGCCGCGGTCGCGTCGACGGCGAGCGCGATGACACCGATCGATCCGAGCGTCGCACCGACGGGCACGAAGATGCGCGAACCCGCGCACGCAAGCGCGTAAGCGGCCGACGAACACTCGCCGACGGCATACGAGAGAAGCGGCTTACCCGCCGCGGCCGCCATGGCGCGAAGCTCGCGGCTCGTTTCGTACACGCCCGACACGAGCCCACCGGGCGAATCGAAGTTCAGGATCACCGCGCTCGAGCTCGACGCGAGTGCGGCGCGCACCCGATCCTTGATCGCGTCGTAGTTGTCGAAGAACCCGCCCGCGTGGTGCTCGAGCGGCCCGAAGATGTCGACGACGGCGACCGTGCCGAGCTCGCGCGGCTTGCGATCGAGTGGCGCCGAGATCACGAAGTCGATCCCGAGCGCCATCGGGTTGATCGCGAGTAGCCCCGACGCGGTGAACCTCAAGCGGCCTCCTCGTCGGCGTCATCGTCGACCTTCGGCGCTTTCGTTTGCGCGCTCACCGCGCTCGACTCCGCCGAGCTCGCGAGCTTGCCGGCATCGGCACCGGCGCCGGCGTCGCCCTCGGGCAGTGCAGCGGCCCCCGGCGCCGTCGGAATGCCCGCACGCTGCAAGATCTCCTTTGCGTCGGCTTGCATGTCGTGCGGCGCGAGCGACTGATCGAGCACGCGGATCGCTGCGCCCGTCGCCGTCATCGCCGCGGCGGCTTGCGCGAGCTCGCGCGGCGGATCGACATCGTACTCGTAAATCGCACCGCCCTCGACGAGCGCTTCGAGCCCATAGCGCTCGGCGATCCACGATGGGAGCACTTGCGTGTTGATCGTGTAAGCGATGCTTTCGGCGACTTCTTGGATGATGTCCGCGCGGATCGAGCGGTAGAGATCGCCGTTGACGAAGCCGGTGCCGCCTTCGGTCGTGACGATCTGCCCGGCGATCGCGATGATCGTTTCGCGGTCCGAGCGATCCATCGAGCTCTCGAAACTCTCGTGCCCACGTCCGTTGCTCTCGACGAGCTTGACGTCGTAGCCCGGCGTCACACCGAAGACGGTGTTCACGCCCCATGCCATGACGGCCTTCCACCATGCTTGCTTTTGCGCTTCGCCCGCACCTTGCGGCGACACCGCGACGCGCGCCGCGTTGGCAAGCTTCGCTTCCCAATTGTCTTTATGGAGATCGGCGTGCGTCTTGCGAATGAACGCCTTGCCGAGCGCGGGCCACTTGCCGAGCTGCCACGGCGCGACGCGGCCGCCGGGGATGTGAAGCACCCAACGGCCATCGCCGGGGGTGATCGGAAGGTTGCCCGCGACCGATCGGTAGTACCAGCGGTTCTCCGACCAGATGTAGTAGAGGTATGCGGGATCGAGCCGCACGAGCACGGGAAAGTCGCGCCCCGGAACGGGCACGAGCTCCGCCACGGCGACACCGAGCGCGACCCCGTCGGCCGCCATGCGCGCGACTTCCGCCGGCGGGTTCATCTCGTCGAAGACCGATCGCACCGAGCCGTAACCGCGTTGCAGCTCTTCGACGATTTCGCTCTTGCCGCGGTACTTCTTTTTCAGCCGCGTCACACCCCCGGTGAGCGTGCCCATGACGCCCGCCGCGACCCCGTCCGTTTGGATCGATCGCCAAAGCTGCGCGGCTTTCGAAATGTCGCCCGAGTCGGCGAGGTAGAGCGCGCTCTCGAGGTCGGCGCGGTACCAGCGGGGTTGCGTGATCGGCGGCGGGGCGAGCTGCCCGCCCATGCTCTCGCGCGTCTCGACGACCTGCTTATCGTCGAGCGACGGCCCCGCGTTCGGCAGTGGCGGGGTGTACGCCGAAACGCCGAGCAAGGCGTTGACGATTTCGCGAAGGTTCGCCACACCTTGACTGATGCCAGTGCCAGCGCGGTGTTACACAAGATACAAAACGCGAGGCGCCCGCTTTTTAAGGCGACAGGGAGAAGATCTTTCATTCAGAATTTTTGACCCCCGCGGCAACGGAGCCGCACAAAACAAGGCGGTTTCCAATGAAAGTTCTATCCACGTTCCTCATCTGCCTCACCTTGGCCTTTTTCGGATGTGGTGCCGGCGACGACCCCGCACCGCGACGCCCCGGCAACGGGGCCGACGCCACCGGCACGCTCGGGCTCGAGCTCGTCGTTGGGCCCTACACCATCAACACCGTTCACTACGACATCACCGGCACGAACGGCTTTCACGCGAGCGGTGACATCAACGTCTCGATGTCGAGCGCCGTCTCGGGCTTCGTTGGAAGCATCCCCGCGAGCGGCGGCTACACGATCACGCTCACGGCGACCGCGGCCAATAACCCGAACGTGAGCTGCACCGGCACCGCCACCTTTTCCGTCATGGCGGGGGCGACCACGGTCGTCAACGTGGCGCTCACTTGCCGCAACATCAACAACAACGGCGGGATCCTGATCAACGGCACGATCAACCTATGCCCGACGATCGACGTCTTCGACGCGAGCCCGCTTAGCGTTGCCGTTGGCAATTCGATCGCCCTGCACGCGGCCGCGACCGACGTCGACAGTCTGCCAACGCCACTCACGTTCAATTGGTCGGCGCCGGGCTTTACGGCGAGCAACGCGAATGCAAACTTCCCGTGCCTCGCTGCGGGGAACTACCCGCTCACGCTCGTCGTCTCCGACGGTGACACGTCGTGCGACGCCTCGGGCACCGTGATGCTTTCCTGTTTCTAGAGCCCGCGCGTCCAGTCGACTCCGGCGTAGGGATCGAGGCCGATTTCGCGCGACTCTTCGGGCTCGGGCAGTGGCTCCGCGGGCTTCGATTCCTCCGACGGGTTAAGGGGAAAACCCTTCTCCCACACCGCGAGACACACCGCGTCGGCGCGGTCCGGTGAGTGCCCGAGCTTCTCGCGAAGTTTGGGCTTCGGCGTGATCTTCGTTTTGTTGTCCGCGTCGGGGCTTCCATCGGGCGCGTGCAGCTCTTTGGCAAGCCGCGCGTCGTCGGGGAGGGCCCCGCCCGACTTGAGCCAATCGCGGCAATTGCCCCAAAGCTCGTCGCGCACGGTGTCATAGAGCCGATACTTGTCGCTCAGCCGCCGCATGCTTCCGCGCACGCCGACGAGCATGAACGCGCTCTCGTGCGTCTCGAGGTAGCCAGCAAAGCGTGCATAGACGCGAGCGCCGACCTCGCCGTCGCGGTCGATGATGACGTAGGGCACCTCCTTCGGCTCCTTCTCTTCGGCGATGATGCCGAGAACCTCGACGAGGTGCCCCTCGGGGCTGAGACCACGGCGCGCGTGCAGGTTCGTGATCTTGAGCCCGCGGCGCCGAGCGAAGACCGACTCGTCACCGGTGCCGCTCTCGCCGGCGGGGTCGATGCCGATGCAAAGCACCCCCTCGGCGGGCGTCTCGTCCCAGCGAGCCTGGGCCTCCTCGATAGCTTTGAGCGTGATGATCTTGCCCGTCTCCCCGATCGGAAAGCCCCCCTTGACGCGCACGATGAAAAACGCCGAGTCCTCGCCGTACTCGCGCCGCACCTCTTCGATTTCGTCGCGTGACGCGAGCCCCGGGATCCCGAGCTCGGCCACCGTCTCGCTCGAGATCTGGTGAGTCTTCCAAAGCGGTTTGCCCGACGCGTCGACCTTCGTCTTGTCGAATGCCTCGAAGAAGAACCCCTCGACTTGCGTGCCGTTCGAGCACATGAGGATCCGGCCGCCGCCCATGAGGTTGCCGCGGATCGCGGTGTAGATCTGCTCGGGGATCCCCGAAGCCTCGTCGGCGAGGTAGAGCAGGTTCGCGCCCGAGATGCCGGCGACGGCTTCCGCTTCGCGCGCGGTGAACCCGACGATCTCGCGAAGGTCAACGGAACGGATACCCGTGCGCGCGAGCTCGGGGACGACGCCGACGTAGTCGATGATCGCTGAGTGAGGACAAGGGCGAGGGATCGTGCGGCGATAGTTGTGAGGATCGGAGCGTTTGCACGCGACGCACCACCCGCAGAACGCGAGCAGCTTCCGAAGCTCGCGCCAAAGGATCTTGTTCACCTGCCGATCGGTCGTCGAGGTGAAGATCGAGCGCGCGTCGAAGAACGAGCAGTAAAACCAGAGCGCGAGCCAAGCCATGATGAACGACTTGCCGATCTTGTGACCCGACACCACCGCGACCTTTTTATTGTCGCGCACGTCTTCGGCGATCTGGGCTTGGTGAGCCGCCGGCTCGATGCCGAGGATATCGCGCGAGAAGCCGACGGGATCGCCCTGGTAGATCGGCGACGGCCACGTGATGATGCCCGACTCCTTGCCGACCTCGGGGCGCGGCTCGAGCTCGAGCGCCCGAGCGATGAGCGCGTCGCCAAAGAACTCGGCAATCGTGCGCGCGCGCGGTTGCCCCGAGCGCCGCTTCTCAACCTCGGACCGTGTCGTTGTCGTCATGGCTTCCCTTCAGCACTTCGCCGGCCGCGCGCATGGCTTCGGGCCACGGCTCGAGCGCCTTGAGAAGCTGCTCGACGAGCCGGCGCATGGCGGGCAATCGGATGAGCCGCGCCTCGCTCATCTCTTGCGACTCGCCCGTGATCTTCGCGAGGAGCGCCAGCGCCTCGATCGCACCCTTCAGCACGGCGACCTTCTCGCGCCTCGTCGTCTCGGGATCGGTCTGAGCCTCTTCTTGGATCTGATCGATCGTCCGCTGAAGCCGAGCGACGCGCCCGGCGATCGACTCGTCGACCGGCCCGGTTTGCGGGGGGGGCACGATCGCCGTCGGCTCTTCGTCCCATGCCGTTTCCGGTATCCCGTATTCCTTTTTGAAGCGCGCTCGGTTCAGCGGCCCGGGTACACGCTGGCCCGACTCGAAGTAGGCAACCTGCACGCGCGTGCATTTGGTGCGGGTGGCGATCTTCGATTGCGTTTCGCCGATCCGGGCCAGGAGAACCGCCCCGCGGTTGCGCCGATGTGTCGCTCGAGCCGATGCGTCGCCCTTCATAGGGTCGGCTCCGCCTCCTCAGCGCTCGTCGGCGGGGCGTCGGCCCTCATCACCGCTTCCGATGCTTCCTTCGCTCGTTGCGCGACAAAGTAGTTGGCGATCGTGAAAGCCGTCTGCACGCCCGGGATCGCCTCCGAGACGATGCCGGCGGCGACGATGAGGGCCTGCACGATCGGCAGCTCGTGCTCGTTCACCCGCACGAGTTCGGGATCGTCGCCCGGTACCGGCTTCGTGAACCTGAGGCGGATGGATAGCCCCTCGCGCTTGACGTCGATCTGCATCTTCTGGCTCATCGCTTTTGCTCCTTGCGGCTCGTCGGCCGCTGTTACATTTCGCCTGGGTGGAATTACGTCCGGATTTTTCTCACGAGGCCGCAGGGTCTTCTGAGCTCCAAAACTGTCGACCGG